TGAATAACATTCGGTGTAGGTGCATTTCTTGGTCTGCTTAGAACAAAATTCCCACTCAAAGGCGTACCTGTTGAATGAGTTCCTGTTTTAAATAAAACCAATCTTACATACCTTTTACCACCCACATAACCAACCTGCCAGTTGTCACCTGCAGTTCCTGGATCGCCACCAGTAGTACCGTCAAGTATCAACCACACTCCATTTGCAGCAATAGTTCCATTGACAATATCTGCTTGTACTAGACGAGTAAAAGTAGAATTATCATCAGAATGCTCTATACGAACTTGGAAGTTAAGGTTAGCAGCTAAAGTATCACCTTCAGCCCCAACAGAAACAATAGCCAATGCTGATTCAAAACCCTGTAAATCCACACCAGTGCCATTAGCATCAGCAGTATTTACCTTGTTTATTAGTGAGTTCACTATTTTAATATTTTGCGTTAAATTTTGCATTAATTACTCCTTATTAAGTTGAACATTTAAGTTTAGCGATAGCTTCAGGAAGAATCACCTGTCCACCAACTCTTCTTCTAGCAATGTATCTTACATTACCAGTAGTAGCTTGTGTGAAAGGGTCTCTTAGAACAGCTAAAGATACTCTGTCTACAATCATATACCCACGTCTAAAGTCACCAAATGCAACAGGGAAAGTGTTAGCACCTTCACTTGGCATATCAGTAGCTTCAACATAGCTTTGTCCTAAGATAGAGTTAGTAACTCCACCAGTAAGCATCATTCCTGCTTGGAATACATATTGCCCTGCAGTGTCTTTAAGTTTTCTTATTTTAGCTAATGAGCTTCTGTTAAAAACAAAAGTTCCATTGTTTGAATAAGGATTCTTAATTGAATGCACAAGCGATATAAGTCCATCAGCAGTAATTTCGTCTGCGTCACCTGAATTTACAAAACCAATGTTAGCATTAGTCATAAATCCTTCAGGTTTGCCTACAGCATTACCGTTAACAAATGCAGTTCCTTCAGCTTTAGCGAATTGCTCACTAAACTCTGATTGCATTTCAGCTTCTAGATTGAATACTGAGTCTTCTAAATCTTGCTCAGAGATATCTACTAGAGCATATTGCTCATGTGCAGGTATTTCTTCAAGACCAACAGTGTAACCTGCTGTTTCAGACCTAGTACCACTTTCAGCGACCCACTGAGCAGCGAATTGTCCAGTTCTTTTAGGAACTTGGATGCTTCTACTACTTGTGCTTCTTAATCTAGCAATACTTCTGATAGGTGAAATTTCTGTTACTGTCTTCAGTAACTCTCTCACATATTCAGGAGGTGCTAAATAACCACCAGTGTTATCATTACTTACTGTCAATGCTTTTCTTTCTGCACCGTCAAGACCTTCCAGTCCTTTTCTGCAATATGAATCAAAAGCGTTTAGGTAATCATCAACTTGCTTGGACTCAAAACCTGAATTCGGTCTTGTTACTACAGTTTGTAGTTCAGCCATTTGCGACTTGATTTCTTCAGCGTTTTTTTGTGCAACAGTAAGTTTTTGATTCATGTCCTCGTAAGAATCCATCTTGGCTTCTAACTTAGTCATTTTCTCATCTACATACGCTGTACTTTCGCCTTTTTCTATACTATCTAATCTTTCATCATTTACTTTCTTGAATTCGTTGAAAGTTTGACCTAGATCAGAGATAGCATTTTTTATATCTTCCGACATAATAATCTCCTAAGATTTAAGGGTTAAAGTTAAGTTCTTTATGGCATCTACCAATTCAGCACTCGTATCAACCTCTCGTTGAACAAATACATCTGTGACTGCTTTTGCAGCCATCTTGGATTCTGAACGAGAAAGATTGAAAGCATCACGCATCCCTTTTTCCCATTCTCTTATAGAAATCTCTTGACCCTTCACAGAACGCACAGTTGCCTGTGGATTCATTGGGAAAGTAACAAGACTGACTTCCATTAAGTCTACTTCTTTAATAATACGTTTGTTAGCACGTCTATCATAAGAAACTTCTGCTGGGTTTATTTTAAAGCCTATTGAAAGACCATCTAATGCACCCATTTTTAATAATTCGTATGCTTCTGCTCCTGCTTGAGTTTTAAGAGCTAGTCTGCCCTTAACAACTAAGCCATGATCATCCTCTTTGATTTCGTCAAAGACTCCGATTGGCATATCTGATTTGTGTTGGTATAAAAGTTTTACACCTTTGTTTGTTCTTCTTCTAATTGATTTAGTAAAAGCACCTTTTTCTATAACGTCATTGCCTAAGTCTTTGTTACCAAATACAGAGCCATAACCTTCAAACATTCCATACTCTTTGCTTTCTGATTCATCTTGATAAGCTTTTAGTTCAGACTTAACTTCAAGGATATCTTTTTCGTCAACTTGTATGTCTAAGTCTTCATCACTATCTTTTTTTGGTTTCTTTCCATAACCATAACCACTGACTTCTCTACCAGTAAGTTCTGTATATTCAGCATGTGTCTTACATGGCATGTATATTTTGTTTCCATCTTTGTCCATAGTGTGTGTGCCAACGCATCCTATTTCTTTTGCTCTCGCGTTTGCTTCTATAGGATTGTCAAACGCATCCTTAGATATTTCTTTTTTTGTATCATTCTGACTAGAATCTTCGTGAGAATAGTACTCGCTTGTACTGACATCTATTGCTTGTTCGGAATTTGTATATCCATCTGACATAGTGTTGTCTCCCATGTATCTATTTTAAAATTGCTATAACCAATTATAGGTCTAGCTATATTTACATATATAGTATCTTATTGGCTAGATTATCACAACATATAGTGATTTGAAAAAAACTATAACTTTGTGTTGCACTGTATTCCAAATTGGATTATACTTATCTTATAAAATAAAAAGCCGAAAGGCAGGATTAATAAAATGAAGAACTATTTAACTAAAAAAGAATATACAGGACAAAACATAGACACGCTTAATAAAGCAGGATATGAAGAGACAGATATGTTTGTAACATTCAAACAAGCATTAAAGATTGAAGGTATCTCAGGAAAAGGTTTGAAAGGTATTAAAAAGGCAGCAACATTGTTTTTTATGAAAAAAGAACAAGATAAGAAAACTGGTAAAGAGAAAATAATAAGAAGATACTTCACAGTATTTGACATTAAAGATGTTTTTATTAGAAATGAAATAAACCAAAAGGCAGCAGCATAAGCTGCCTTTTTATTAGGAAATAAAATGAATTATAAAACTAAAGAAAAGATATATAAAAAGATTAGAGCAATAGCTCACCCTGATGTTCCATTTTGGGAACAACTAGAACAACATAGAATAGATACTATTGAAAGAGAAAAATCAGGCGATCTTCCTAAGCAAATAATGAATCTACCAATATGGAACTTAATACACACATATAGAGATTTAAGTATGTATGTTGAACATGGTATTAAGCCAACAAGAATGTGGAAGGTTTCACATCCTAAAAATTATTTTGGTATTACTGGAACAGGTCAAAAACTTTTACAGAATTTCTTAGAAATATATCACGCTGTAGCCCCAGTTTATTTATATGAATCTTATATAGAACAACACCCTGAAGAATGGCAGGAATTAAATAAATAATATTAAGGCTCTTAATTGAGCCTTTTTTATGATCTACAAAATTAAAATATATGTTTACTTTTATTCCGTTATGGGTGTATTATAAACATAATAAAATATGTGCCATAGAGCAGGAATAAAATGAAGAAGATAAAAGTAATAATGATTAATCCTTTTGATGAAAGCGTTAGCGAAGTTGAAATTGATAACGGCTTAGAATCTATATGCAAAACTATGCAATGCAGAGTAATTGATATTATATATTTAGGACAAAAGGTTGATTTAATTATGGATGACGAAGGTCGCCTTAAAGATAATAGATGGTTCATGCTGGGTGGAGAACCTTACGCAGGGATTTGCCTTTTAAGTAGCACTGATGAAGATGGCGATACCATCTCCACTGAAAGGACTTCTGATGAAATATTTGAACTTATAGAATTTATGGAAGAAGGTTATTCAGAAGAACCCTTTATGGAATTTAGACCAATAAATTAGATAAAAGAAATATACTTTTATTCCGTTATGGGTGTATAATGTATGTATATTAAATAAATGCTCATAGAGCAAGGTGAATAAAATGAGAAACGAGACAATAACAAAATTTGCAAAAGATCAGAAATGGAACGACGCAAGATATGTAGGTGGCTTAGACTATGGTGACAAAATATATTACAAAGGTGATATGTCAAACATATCAGGATGGGCAACAGTCACTGATGTAAAACCATGTGATTCTTACCACGAGAAAATTACAATTAAATTCCAAGACGGAAGGGTTCATATAATCAATCCTTATATTTTAGGATTTCAGAAAGATGCTGACCAGCCAATCTTTCAACAGGGTGGTTTGCACAGACACGTGATTGCATATAAAAAACAATGGGGTCTTATAAAATAAAAAGACGAAAGTTAGGATTAATAAAATGAAGAATAAATTTTATACAATTGGTGGAACGGTGACCACTAAAGAAGTAAAAGACATGATTAGATTGTGTATGAAGCACCTATCTAAAAAAGAATACGAATTACGAATAAATAAAAAAACCATTCAATACGCTTTAGATATATTGAAGGTTTGTCATGCTAAGGCAAACGGTGCTACACATGGAGGAAGAAATTCTATAAAAATAAATTTAGCTTATTGGCAATTTAAGAAAGGCATACAAACTTACGTAGAATATAAAGCCTTTAATAAAGATAAGCATATTGGAGAAATACAAACTTATAACTATCATCAATCTTTATTATTAGTTGTTGCACATGAAGTTGCTCATCATGTTCAAGAAAAACAATGTAGTTTAATTCCAAGATACAGAAACACATATCAAAAAGCACATGGTCTTTGTTTCCAAGATATATATAGAACCCTAAGAAAAGATTTGGTTAATCCTATGTGTACTGTAGATGGATTTTACTCTGATATTAATGTGCCACAGGAACAAGAGCCTGTTAAAAAGAAAAGGACTTCACCAAAACAAAGATTAATATCTTTATGTAATCAATATGAATGGCTTGAATATGAAGATGATGGTTGGGATTTCTTCAGGGTAGAAGTTTGGGACAATAGATCAGAGGATGATTCTTCCTTTGACCAAATGCTAGATCACAGCGATAGTTGGAAAGATGCAGAATCTTATGCTTTACAATTAATTAGAGAAGCAGAGGGAATTAAGCAATCTTAGGAGTTGACAGACCTTTGGAGAAAACTCCATTTATTCTATTATATCCTGTTCATCTACATAGATAATTACACACCTACAATTGACCACGTTTTTTGCACCACCTTTTGAATCACCTGCAAAGCTCATAGGCATTCCACCTACTATAAAGTCTTCATCCATATCTACTGTTTGACCATTAGCAGTTGAATGAGCTGGTCTTGTTCTCGCATCGCCTGTTGCTACCCATTGTTTTAGCATCTTCATACCTAAGTCTTGTTGAACAGTTTGATGATATGAATGATTAGCAAACGAAGCTGCGTTATGTGTTTCGGTTCTTGCAATAACTGCAGCACGACTTCTTCCTATTGCTTTAAATTTTTCAGATACAAGTTTAGCTATTTGTGGAAGCGTTAGATCGTCTAATCTTCCTTGTTCAATTAAGTTGCTTATTCTTAATGCCAACCTTGAACTAATCCCAGTTAATATCAATTCTCGTGTTGCAAAGTATTGACTAACTATATTTTCAAAATCAATGCTTCTTCCAAATACAAATGTGTCATCTGCTTTCCTACTCTGTACTCTATCTTCATCAAAGTTATACATAGCTTTAAAGGTTCTTCTGTAATGAGCTAACATCAATGGCATAAATTCTTCATTTAATCTTTGCTCGGCTACTGATGTTTCGTACTGACCAAATTCTTTATATAGGTATAGATTAGTATTAACGAACTTGTTAAATAGGCTTGTGAGCTGTCTGAAGAATCTTTTTTCTAAGTTATTTCGTAACACTAATTGTTTTCTAGCTTCTGCTCTTGAATTAATCCTACCCTGTCTGAAATTATTAAAGCTATTCGCTAACGGTTTCATCTAAACCTTTCTTAATGTACTAAACCTATGTCCTACTGTTATATCAGTTGCTTCACCACCACGATATAGATTTATTAAAGCTGCAGGATTATCTTCTGTAGCGTTAATAGTTATATCTGTATCAGGAACTTTGATTGAGCCTGTTTTAATAATCTTTGTTATCTTACCTCTAGCAGAGCCACCACTTGACTGCCATCCAACCATATCACCGACCTTTAGACTACCTGCTTCTGCCTTACCATCTAATTCATTCTCTATTTGGTTTCTTACTTTTCTTGACCATCCAAATCCTGCATCACCACCCCATAAAGCCCATGCGATTCTACCTGCACTTGGGTAGCCTTCTGAACCTTTCTTAAATCCCTTACCTTGCTTATCAACTTCATGCCTACTGAAATAACTGTACATTCTCTTTACAGTATCAGGCGATAGGTTTTCTTTATCTATTAATTGCCTCTC